CGGCCCACCGCACATCATCTTACTTGACATGCGTAAAGGTCGTTGGGACTTCCCTGAACTAAAACAAATAGCTTTTGATGAATATAAATACTGGGAACCTGAAACAATACTCGTGGAAGCAAAAGCATCTGGTATGCCACTTACTCATGAACTTAGACAAGTCGGTATACCTGTCGTAACGTATACGCCAAGCAAAGGTAATGATAAACATGTGCGTGTAAACTCAGTTGCTCCAATATTTGAAGCTGGTCAAGTATGGGCACCCGATGAGCGTTGGGCAGAAGAAGTTATTGAAGAATGCGCTGCTTTCCCGTATGGTGATCATGACGATTTAGTCGATTCAACAACACAAGCATTGTTGCGATTCAGACAGGGTAACTTTATCCAGCTGGAGTCTGATTACATGGATGAACCAAAATACATAGAACAACGAGAATACTACGGATGAGCGCAAAAGACAGAAAAGCTAGAAGAGATGCAAGGTCAGATCCTTATGATGATATTGATATCTTCTCGGGGCCCGCTGGCCAAGTTTTAGTAGATATAGATCCGTTGTATGGTGGCATACAACAACAGAAAGATGAGAAGCCTGGCGATCAAGCAGCTAGAGATTTAGCGAGACTAGCACAAAAAGCAACAACAGTTTTAACTCCTGGTGCGGCTACGCAAGAGGAGATGATGAATTTACAACAGCAACAACAAGAGGCCTTAGCCATGTTACTTAAAGCTAGTGGCACTGATCCAGAATCTTTTCAAGGAAAAAACCTTGAATCATTGCTGAGAAAAAATAAAGAACTCAGAGAGGCCATGGGTCTTCCAACTGGTTTTGCTAGTCAATTACAAGATTTGAAATTTGATTTTGCTAGAGCTGGACAATTTTTATTTGGCGATGCAAACAAAGGTTTAACAGAGATGGTGGACAAAGGCACTAAGTTTCAAGAACTACCTTTTGAGCAGAAGTTAGGCATAGCTATTTTACCAATAGATGTTTTAGATGTGGCAGGTGTTACAGCATTAGGTGTCCGAGGATTACAACCATTAATTAGAAGAGGTTTACAAAAGTACGGTAAGAAATCAGGTAAGTCATTAAATGATTTACTTAATGATGAAGAATTAATAAGGGAGCTTGACGAACTAGAACCTGGCTTTATGAAAGAACTCGATGACATACTTGGTGGCGGTATCATACAAAAAAGATACATGACTGGTAGAAAAAAAGGTCCTGTCGGCACTGAACTTAGACCAAAAACTAGAAATGAGTTAGCTCAAGCAAGAGATGAGATTGCAGCTAGAATTAGAGAAAGAGATGGGCCGATACGATTTGATGATCAAGGTAGACCGATATTTAGCACAGCACCTTTTACTGAAACACAAGGTCAAGTCGATGACGCTTTAGCTAGAGCTAATCTTAAAGCACAAGCATTACAAAGAGAAACAGAAAAATTAAAAGGATTTACAGGTGAGCAGGCTTCTGATCCTGTACAGGTAAGAGTAGAAACAAGAGGAGCTAGCCCGTCTATATTAACCAGTAAAGCAGATGAGTTTTTATTAGACAATCCAAATTTATCTGATTCAAAAGTGCTAGAAGAATTTTTAAACAATCCTGATGTATATCTGCAAGGTGACACTGTAACACGTAGCAACATAAAAGATAGAAGAAAATCACTTGGTATAAAAAGAGATAGAACAAAATTTCCTAAACTAGAAGAACGTAAACAAGGTATGTTTGAAGATTTTGAAAAAAAGATAACTGGTGGTTTGGATATGGAAGACTCACAAGCAGTGTATGATGCATTTTTTGATTCTTATAAAAAAGCTTATGGTGAAACAAAAGCCGTAAAAAATTTATCAGCAGAGAACTTAACTAATGATCAATTAAGATCTGCAAGAAAAAAATTAAATACTCTTATAAATGAATACAATGATCTTGACAGAGGAACTGAAATTTTAAATCAACAGCAAATAAATCGTCAAGCACCTAGAACATCTAAGGACAAAAGAAAAGATGACATCTCTATGTTCAATAAATATTTAACTGGAACTGACGAGTACAAAAAAATTTTAGAAACTTTAGATAAAGGTGATCAAAAATATTTTAGAAGGTATTTAAACTTTGTAAGAGAATCATCTTTACCAAAAGAAAGATATCCACGATTTAATGTCGAATCTAAAATAGTGCCAGGAGCTGAAGGTAATTATGATAATTTTATGAAAGAATTTAAACCAGAGCTTGATGAAATGCTTGATACAAACTCGTCATTTTACAAAGACTTTTTAGAATTTAAACGTAACGATTTAATTAGGGAACAGGTTGGAGAATTAGTACAGCCTTTATTAGATAAAATGTTTCCAAGTGGAGGTAAAAAAAGTATTCAAATAGCACACAGATTTAGAACATCACAAGTAGGTGGCACGGTGCCAGAAGGTTTAGCTGGATCAGGTGGATCACCTATGAGTTATTACCTTGACCTTTCTGTTGTTAATTATGAGTTACAAGGAGAATTAGAAAAAGCTGCAGTGCTGGCCGTAAAGAATAATGACAGAAAAAAGATGGCAGAAATTAGCACCAAAGCTGCAGAGATAGGCACTGAGTTTGTAGTGGATGGAAAAGTTTTTGGTAAACACAGAGACGCAAGAAAACAAATACTAGATTTAATAGCTAGAGCTATGAATGATAAAAGTTTTGGTGTATCACAAAAAGAGTTGGAAGATGCTTTTGAAGCTGCAAATATAATGCTAACAAAAAAGCCAAGACTACAACAAAGAGGTGGATTAATAACGGACGACATGAATATTTTTGATGACGAAGAAGAAGGAACAATTTTTCCTAAAATAAGTATTGAGTTTGGCGATGCTGCACAAGGCAGAGCCATGGCGCAACCATCATTAGAGAAAAGATTAGCTGAACCTGTCAAACGTCTAAGCGCTGAACCTAAAGCAGCACCACAAGAAAAAGTATTTGACGTACCACCTATGGAAAACATTTTTGTTGGTGAAGTACAGGAAGCAAATCTTAAATTACCTTTCTTTAAATTATTTACTAAACCACCTATTAACGAAACAGCTCCTATACCTACACCAAAAGAGGCGTTAGATAATCCTACCAAGAAACAATTACAAAGTTTAGAGCAAGAAAAATTAAATAAAGAGCAAGACTTCTTTGATCCAACTCCTGAAGATAATGCAAAAGTAGATTTAGGTAGCTCAACAGACGTAGCCACAACACCAAAAACTAATCAACCTTTAACAGGAGTATTTTATTCTGATGCGGAGAAAGTATTACAAAGACCAGACACGCCAGTAATATTTCCTAATAAACAAGCACTCATTGATTTCTTTGCAAAAAATAGAATTAAAAAAACAGAGCTTGAAGATTACGGTATCAACAATTTGTTAAAAGCTTTTGATGAAGTAACACCAATACCTAAAGATGCTGTCATAAGACAAATTAGATCTGCACCAGTCAGAGGTATGCACGTGCACGCAACAGGTAAAGGATCTGAAATTATTAATCCATCTGGTGAACAAGTAAACGTAGCATATGAGGGTTACAGAGAAGATGGATTTATACCAGGCACTACATCAGAGCGTGTTTTGTATATACCTATGGATAAATTACCAGGAGACACTGCAGGTCAACCAGTACCAATTTTTGGAGGCGAAAACATACAAAATCATAATTTTGGTATACCTGGTGGCAGTGATACTAACTACATAGTAGGTTGGACAAGACTATCTGAAAGAAGAGCTTTACTACCAACTAAATTAGATGCACCAGCAGGTAAATCAAAAATACCTGGTCTTACTCGTGAAAGAGAACGAGCACAAAGACAGGTTGCAGGGTTATATGCTGAAGCTATAAACAAGTTAAATAGAGAAGGTGTAAGAAGAGGTCTTAACCAAGGAGATTTAGATCTCATAAATGAATTGTCTCTTGAGGAAATAATGTCCCAATATGGTGATACACTAAATGAGTTAAGCCCAGGTTTATTAGATCAGATAGACGATCTTATTGTAAAGGTAAGAGATATAGACGATCAAATTACAAAAGCATCAACAGTCGATGCAAGTAATGTTGTTAAGGTTCAGTTTGCTGATGAGATACAATCTGACATTATGCAGGCAGCAGCTGGTAGAAAACAAAAATTATTAGCAACACTTAGAAAATTACAAGAAGAAGGCAGAGAGTCAACTACCTTACCTGAGTTAAATAGAATAGGTAATGAAGCTCTAGCGTTCTTTGAAAAGAATAAATCAGTATTTAGACCATTAAAAAAATCACAAACAGAGGTAGATATTTTTGCAGATTCTTTGGCTAAAGTAGATGCTGAAGTTGATGATATTATAAATAGATTTGTCGAGACAAGAGAAATATCTGACACAGAGATAGCAAGAGTTAAAAGTTTATTAAACGATCAAATAGATGAAATGATCAACGATTTAATAACAGTAGATCAAAATACTTACGAAGGATTGTTTCCTGATCTGCCTTTTAAGAAGCGTGAAGAGTGGGCAGATGCTTTAATTAAAAAAGATTTATTTGAACTAGCTTACCGTAAGTTTGTCCTCAAAGATCCTGATGTTCCTGATTATTATGCAGTGACGCCTGATAAATTTGTAATAGATAGATATAGTTTTCAAGGTAACACATCTACATCTGCTGCTGACAGAGCTGCAGACAAAGCAGATCAAATAAAAGCATTTACGGAACGTGGTGAGTTTAAGGGTTCAAGATTTAAAGGTATCGGTATGTCTGAGTTTTACGGAGGACCTAATGCTGTAGATGAGAAAGGTAAACACTACACATCAACTATTGAGAAAATTTTAAAAACACAGGCTAAGTCTAACAACTCAGAGATGATTATTTTAAACGTGCAAACTAAGTCTGGTGGCTCAGATATTTACAGAATTACAGATCAGAATGGCAACATGGTAGCTACCTTAACTGATGCAAGACAGGTGCAATTAATTAGAACTAATAACCCAAATTACAATGTGGAAGCAATAAGAGTGCCTGACATGAAAAATACAACACCATCTTTTGCTATTAAAATTACAGAAGAAATGCTAGAACCTTATAAAACTCACAAAGCCAAGGGTGGACTTGTTGAAATGATTGATATATTTGAGGTAGCTTAATGGTCGTAGAAAAAAGAATTACAGGTGAACCTACTGGTGTAGAGTCAGAATCAATTACAATTGAAACGCCAGATGAGTCATTGACAGTTGAAAATGTTGAGCTAACAGATGACGGAGGTGCTATCGTAAATCCAATCATGGAGGAGCCAGAAAATGAGTTTGACCAAAACTTAGCAGAATTACTATCTGATGATGATCTTAACATGATATCATCTGATTTAATTAGTGACTACAAAGAAGATAAGTCGTCAAGAGAAGAATGGCATGATGCTTATTCTAAAGGTTTAAAACTATTAGGTTTTAATTACGAGGATAGATCACAGCCTTTTCAAGGTGCAAGTGGCGTCACACACCCGCTGTTATCAGAAACAGTGACACAATTTCAAGCACAGGCTTATAAAGAGTTATTACCAGCGAACGGACCTGTAAGAACTCAAATTATTGGATCATCAGACTCACAAAAGGAAGAACAAGCACAACGTGTGCAAGAGTTTATGAATTATCAAATTATGCATGTCATGGAGGATTTTGATCCTGACTTAGATCAAATGCTTTTTTACTTACCCCTTTCAGGATCGTCATTTAAAAAAATTTATTTTGATTCTACTTTGGATAGAGCTGTATCTAAATTCGTGCCAAGTGAAGATGTTGTTGTGCCATATACTGCAACAGATCTTGCGAGTGCTGAAAGAATTACACATGTCCTTAGAAGAAATGAAAATGAAATAAGAAAATTACAAGTTCAAGGTTTTTATAGTGATGTAGAGATAAAAGAACAAACAGAAGAACCTAACAGTCAAATACAAGAAGCGGTAAATAAACTAGATGGTGTTAGACCAACTGGAAGTAGTTACAGCAATGACAATTATACTTTGTTGGAGATTCACTGTGAACTTGACTTACCAGGTTTTGAAGATGACGATGGAATTAAATTACCATACATCGTAACTATTGATGAGGGCTCACAAAAAGTTTTATCTATCTATAGAAACTATGATGAGAAAGACTCATTAAAGAAAAAGAAACAATATTTTGTACACTACAAGTTTTTACCAGGTCTAGGATTTTACGGCTTTGGTTTGATACACATGCTTGGTGGTTTATCAAGAACTGCAACAGCTGCGCTAAGACAATTACTAGACGCAGGAACATTAGCTAATTTACCTGCAGGTTTTAAGGCGAGAGGCCTTCGCATTCGTGATGATGATAATCCAATACAACCTGGTGAGTTTAGAGATGTCGATGCACCGAGTGGTGATTTACGTGCAGGTCTAATGCCTTTACCGTATAAGGGTGCAGACGCCACATTATTTCAATTATTAGGATTTGTCGTTCAGGCTGGTCAAAGATTTGCCACAATTGCTGATCAAAAGATTGGTGACAGTGTTGCAGCAAATGCACCTGTAGGAACTACAATGGCACTTATTGAGCGTGGCTCAAGAGTAATGAGTGCAATACACAAAAGATTACATTACGCACAAAAGATAGAGTTTAATTTATTAGCTAAGGTTTTTAAAGATTTCTATTCACCAATGTATCCTTATGGCGTTGGACAGAATGCGGTTCCTAGCATTAAGTCTAGTGACTTTGATGAGCGCATAGATATTATTCCTGTTTCTGATCCTAACATATTTTCTATGTCACAACGTGTAACACTTGCACAAACACAACTACAAATGGCACAAGCTGATCCAAATCAACATAATTTGTATGAAGCTTACAAAAGAATGTATCAAGCTTTGGGTGTAAAAGACATTGACGCTATACTGCCAGTGCCAAAACCAGACGCTCCTAAGGATCCTGGTCTAGAAAACTCTGATGCTTTGATGGGTAAGAAGCTAGTTGCATTTAGAGGACAGGCACATCAGCAACATATTGAGGCACATAGAGTATTTATGTCTTCATTATTAGTAAGATCGAACCCACAAGCCAGCACTTTGCTACAAGCTCACGTGATGGAACACGTTTCTTTGTTAGCAAGAGAGCAAGTTGAGGCACAAATGAACCAAGTTATAGAACAAGAAGCACAAAAATATGGTGGACAGATACCACCAGAGCTACAAATGGAGTTTCAAAAGCAAGTTGAGGTACAAGTTGCGGATCAAGTTAGTAATTTTATTAGCGAAATGTTCATAGAAGAACAAGAAGCAATGCAGCCACAAGGTCAAGACCCGCTAATTTCTTTAAAAGAGCAAGAATTACAGCTCAGAGCACAAGATATTCAACGAAAAGCACAAAATGATAGTCAAAAACTAGAACTTGACGCTGCAAAACTTGATCAACAGGCAAAAATAGCGCAAGATAAAATAGATTCTAACGAAGATATTGCACAATTGCGTGCAAATGTTAATTTAGATAAACAAAAACAATAAAAATGATGTACTCAGAACAAAAATTAGCAGAATATTTTGACAAACTTATGCATTTTGCAAAAAATGATAGTAAAACGCCTGAAGATAGTATACTTTTGGCTGGTGCTATGATGGCTGCCTCAAGAGTTATATTTTATGAACAGCTTGATGCAAAAGAAGCTCAAAGATTATTTGATCAAGGTGGTCTTGATCTTATTCAACTTGTAAAACCGACGATACACTAATGAATTTTAAAAAAACAAAAACAGAAGTAGTAAAGACACCTAACCCTTTTCCGACTATGAAAACTGCATCTGATGCAGCTATAGTTTTTGCACCGTTTGTTGAAAGAAAAAACAAAGGTGCTGGGCCAAAAGGACAGACTAGCAACCAACAAATTAAAAAAGTTAAATTTACAGGCGTTAAATAATTGGGAGAAACAATACCTAACTTTTTATCGCCTGAAATTCATTCTATTCTTTATCAGAGACTTTGTTGTACTCCACAAGACGTTCAAGACTTTTATTGGCACTATCATGCTGGTGTTACATATAAAGAAGATAATAATTTTTACTTCACAAATCTTCTTTTAGACAGAACACAAAGTGATACTTGGGTTTCACCTTTTTATCATGACGTAGCTGGTCCTATCTTAGGGCAATTGAATTTTAATACTGTTACAAGAATTAAATTAAATTTATATACAAATTTAGGTTATCATCAAAAACATGGGTTTCATGTTGATTTTCAACACAATCACAAAGTTTTATTATATTCTCTTAATACTTGTAACGGTTACACTGAGTTTGCAGATGGTGAAAAAGTGCCGTCTATAGCTAATCAGGCATACATTTTTGACGGAAAACGGGAACATCAAAGCGTAACGCAGACAGATGCACAGATAAGAGTTAATGTAAATGTTGTTTTCACTTAAAAATAAGTATAAAAATATGTTTTTTAATAGGAGGTTTCTATGAAACTTTTACAAGATCTATGGGCACACTTAAAAGAGTGGTCTGACTGGAGTATGAAAGACTGGATTAAAGCTGCAATAGTAGCAATAATCGTAATCGTAATTATAGGAGCAATATAAAATTTCATGTGGCAACTATTAGCTAAACCTTTACTTGGCGTCGTCGCAGATGGCGTCAAGGGTTTTGTCGAAACAAAGAAAGCAAAACAAGAATTAAAATTAACAACAATCAAAGCAACTCAGAAACTTAAAGAAGACCAGATTGCCGGTAAAGTTGCATGGGAGCAAAGTGCTGTCGATCAAATGAAAGGAAGCTGGAAAGATGAGGTAGCATTAATTGTCCTACTACTTCCAGCCGTTTTAGTATTCACACCCTTACAAGAACATGTACATAAAGGGTTCCTCGCTTTGCAAGACCTACCGTCGTATTACCATAATTTGTTGTACATTGCGATCTCAGCAAGCTTTGGCATTAAGGCCGGATCTAGTGCAATTGGTTTATTTAAGAAAAAATGAATTTAGAAAGATTATTAGAATCAGTAAAAAAGCACGAGGGTTACCGCAATAAAGTTTATCTTGATACGTTAGGTAAGAGAACTGTAGGCGTAGGTCATTTATGTGTTGAAGATTTTTGGGAGGACGATAAAGAATACGAAGAATCTTTTCTTATGGAGATACTAGAAAAAGATTTACAAACTGCCATCAAGAGCGCACAACAATTAATTGAAGAATTTGATTGCAATGACATTGATGAACAAGCAGAGGAAATATTGATAGAGATGGTGTTTCAGCTTGGTAAGACAGGTGTATCAAAGTTTAAAAACATGTGGAAAGCTTTGGCAGAGAAAAATTATATTGGTGCCAGTTACGAGATGTTAGACTCACGATGGGCAAAACAGACACCCAACAGAGCTAAAGCTATGGCTGATCTAATGAAAGCATGCGCTTAGAAAACTTTTTTTCTGCATATAAAAAGGATTTAATTGCTAGACAAAAGCAAGTAGAAGAGTCTATACTAACAGGGCTTGCAAAAGACTGGTCAGAATATAAATATTTAACTGGTAAATTAGCAGCACTTAAACAAGAAGAACAGGAACTCACGGACCTGCTTAGAAAAACGGAGCTAGAAGATGACTAAACCTAAACTTATTGTCCCTCAGCACATTTGGGATGGTAAAGCTGTTGAAAAACAGAAAAAAGAAATGGAAAAAGTACCTAATCCTACTGGGTACAGAATAACTTTATTCCCACTTAAATTAGATTCTAAAACTAAATCAGGTATACATTTAACTGATGAAACAGTGCAAGAATCACAATTAACTACTAATATTTGCAAGGTCTTAAAAGTTGGACCTGATGCATATAAAGATAAAGATAAGTTTCCCACAGGTCCTTGGTGTAAAGAGGACGATTGGGTTTTAATTACTCGCTATGCAGGATCTAGAATAAGAATAGATGGCGGTGAGTTAAGGATTATTAATGACGATGAAATACTGGCTGTCATTGATGACCCTAGAGATATTTTGCCAGCTAACATATTATAAACATGGAGAAGTCTATGCAACCACAAGTGCAATCAGAGCAAGATAAAATGGTGCCGATAGATACCTCAGGAGATTCTGTCGATATTGAGCTCAAAGAAGATGATAAAAAAGAAAACGAGGTACAAGTAGAGCAACCCGCAGAACCTGTAGTTGAAACTAAAGTTGAAGAAAAAAAAGAAGAAGAGCTAGAAGAATACTCACAATCTGTAAAAAGACGTATTGACAAACTAACTCGTAAGATGAGAGAGGCTGAAAGACGGGAACAAGCAGCTATAGATTATGCTAAAAAAGTACAAGAAGAAAATAAAAATTTACAAGCTACGTCTATTAACACTTCACGTGAAAGGGTTTCATCTGATGAAGCAAGCATACAATCAACAGAAACTTTATTGAATACAGCTCTAAAACAGGCTGTTGAAGCGGGTGATGTTGAGAAACAGGTTGAAGCACAACAAAAAATCGCACAAATAGCTATTGAAAAAGAAAGGCTAAGATTAAGAAAAAACAAGCTCGAACAACAAGAAGCACAAAGAGAAACACAAGCTCCAACGGTTGAAGAGGCGATAGATGCACCCACACAACAACCAAGACAACCAGATCCGAAGGCTCAAGAATGGGCTAGTGATAATAAATGGTTTGGAACTGACAAAGCAATGACATACACTGCGATGTCATTACACGATGATTTAGTTACAGAAGGATTTGACGCATCGTCAGATGAGTATTATAATGAAATCGATCGTAGAATACGAAAAGAGTTTCCTCAAAAATTTGAGGATCAGAACAAGCCGACGCAAAAAGTTGCGTCAGCTGTCCGTAAAACGTCCAATGGGCGCCGCACTGTGAGACTCACACCTTCACAGGTAGCTATTGCAAAAAAACTTGGTGTGCCACTTGAAGAGTACGCAAAACACGTGAAGGAGGCGTAAATGACTACAAAAGGAATTAAAAACCTATCACGCAAAACAGAAACCCGTGAAAAGGTGACTCGAAAGAGGGGTTGGGTACCTCCATCAAACCTAGACGCACCAGAACCACCAGAAGGTTATCACCATCGGTGGGTAAGATCTGAGTATCGTGGTCAACAAGACGAAAAAAACGTCATTGGAAGATTACGCAGTGGATATGAACTTGTGAGAGCAGATGAGTATCCTGACAGAATGGATTTACCAGCAATTACTGACGGTAAATACAAAGGTGTCATAGGAACAGGCGGATTAATTTTAATGCGATGTCCTATCGAAGTTAAAGAAGACAGGGATGAATACTTCCGTGGTCTAACAAACGATAAGACAACAGCAATAGAAAAAGATCTACACAAAGACGAGCACCCAGCTATGCCCATCCATCAGGATAGGCAAAGCAGAGTAACTTTTGGGGGCAAGAAGTCTTAATGAGTAAGATTAATGTCTTCAAAATAATTTAGGAGACTACTATGGCTAACATAGACCAAGCATTTGGTTTAAGACCAATTGCTAAAGTAGGTTCGGCTCCAGGTGGAACAACTGGGACAACTAAATACTCTATTGGTGACAACCAAGGTACTGCGATCTTCACTGGCGACCCCGTTAAATACAAAAACGACGGAACTGTTGAAGTGGCTACCGCTGGCGACGCATCATGTGGTGTATTTATGGGTTGTTTCTACACA